AGCCGAATGAGTTTATTGACATCTCAGGTCGATTAGATAAGGATATCTTATATCTCTATGTCTGACAAATCCCTCATGATCTGTAAACCTTCTAATCCTTCTTTTCGAAGTTGATCGAATTCATCACCCAAGAAAGGAGATCTCACACTGAGTGGTCTCAAGTCTTTCTTCTCATAGATGATGTCTATTTCAGCACGAACTTTCAGGCCTTGTACCTTACTCATTTCACGAATAGCTCGCTCCCAGGTCTTCATATTAGAAGCACGAGCCTTAAAATTCCTTTTTTCAACAGGGTCAACTTTAACTCGCTTGGAGTCTAAGTTCACGACCTTAAAAAGATCTTTTAATCTGTTATTGAAGAGTAACTCTACCGTCTTGGACTGGTATAAGTCACCATATTGATTCTCAACGAAATCAGAATAGGAATAATCAACTGGATTTAACCTATAATCAAAAGATTCAGTCTTATGATCAGCGACAACTTCTCTGAAGTTTTTTGGAACATCAAAGTTTTTCAACTGTTCTTGAACTAGATCGTGCATAAACCAATCTTTGTCCAAAGTTTCTTTCTTAATTTGGAACTTACTGTCATTTTTCATCTTCATGATTATGATGCTAGCAGCTCGACGATCAAAATCGCTCAAGCCTGTACTAACTAGACCAGGTCCTCCTAGATATTCTGGTATCGACCAAGGAATATTAGGGCATTGTGTGAGAGTTTTATAATTATAATGTATAAACCTCCGTGATACTTCTTCCCAAACACTGTCTGGAGATTGTTCATGCAACTTTCTATGTAAAGTTCCCATTTGTCCATAACCTCGAATGTTTGTGCTTCCGCCTGCAGATCGAACCTTACCGAGTAAGATTCCCATATTTACGAATTTTTTCTCTTCCCAAACTCCCCACTTTTCGTCATAATGAAAAGTTTTTGAATTTAACACGACAATAGGTTTGCCGACGTTTGAAAAAACGGTTTTTCCAACTGATGTTTCAAGTCCTCCGAAAGTTGTTATTTTCTCCCAGATGGTCCTAAGACTACTTCTCTTACCTTTAAGAGTACAATCATCCCCATTTACCAATAATGGAGCGATAGTATCTTTCCTATGAAGATCGATATCTTTAAGATGATAATTCCGATTGTTAGACAATTCTAGAGCCCAGCGACACATTGCTGCATTAGCTAAACATAGAATAGGGAAAGAGGTCACACTACCCATTAGTTGACCTTCCTTCTGATCTACCCACTCATTATCAATCTTGTATTTATGTCCTGTTAGAGACGTATGAAACATTCTTGCAAAGTCCTCATCGATTGGATAGTCCTCTCCTTCTTGGAAGCTATCTCTGAGACACGATACAAGTTCATCTACTATAGTTGTACTTACCCACGAATGTAAATTATCTGTGGATGCTTTATAATCACCATTGATCACAATTTCATCATCTTCAACCTTTCCAATGCTTGCTTGCACGTACTTGGCCTCAAATGGAGTTCCTATCATTTGAAAGACTTTGTTAACTTTCAACGTTGACCACATCAATTTCTGGAGTGGTTTCAAAAAAGTATATAAATGTGGAGGTCCCTTCGAGATAACTCTTATCTTCAAAGCTTCGGCAAGGCCTACTGCTTCCACATATGGCTGTTCGACGAGAGCCTTCTCCCTAATCTTGTCCATAACTTTTTTCCAGACTTCTTTCAATTTATCATCGTTAAACTGAATTCCTTTGGACGTCTCATATTGTCCATCGACACATTCTTGATCGAATAATTCCTGTTCGAGTTCACCCTCAAGACCATAAGCCTCAGAGATCTTACCCCGAACGAAAACATCACCTTCTTGTGTAGTCACAAGGTCCTTGATCTCTTCTTCAGAAAACTTAAGTTCGTCAATCACATCGATGACAACCCCAACTGCACCGCAGTTATTTCTACTTCTAATATAATTAGCACTAGTAGATGGAAAAAACGGTTTATAGTGTATATCTCGAGTATATCTGACACCATGAAACATTTCTCTTGTCGTCCTAATCAGTTGTTGCTTAAGCGAACTAACTGTTAATTTAACCTCAGGAGTCAAAGTTCTTTCACTAGAATCTTCACATAACTGAATATGGTGAAAACTCTCTGAAGGCATACCACAGGAAAGACAGAGACGATTCATAGACGCAGGAGCAGTGGTCAACTTAATGGCGCACTTTAGCTCAGCTTCTTTAATCATGTGTTTCTCTGCTCTCGGCATACCCATCTTTGATTGAAGTATCGTTATTATAAAGCTATCCCACTTCTCAGACAACATTAGTTGTTTCTGGAAAGATAGTATATAACCTCCGAAGATAACATTTGGTTTATCTAAGGTAAAATTAGGAGGAACGGGAGGAAGATCTTGTTGCTCAAAAAAAGCATAAAACGCACAAGTTTTATACTTTAAATAAGGGATCCACGAATCTCTTCCTTGCTTTTCCATGTAATTGAGACATCGTCTAATTGCCAAGGATTT